GCCTTACATGGATCACTCAAAACAGGAAGTGGAAGGACTAAGGCAATCAAGGGAATTTATCATGCTGGAGCAGGTGCTGCTTGGGGAGCATTAGGACTTGGAGCTGCTGGTTATGCTAAGAGAAAAATATTCAAGAAGTCACAAGAGGACAAAGACAAAGAGACATATGAGCTTCTTAAGGAAGGATCATACCGAGGTGCTATAGCTAAAGGAATAATGGATGGTGGTGAAACTATCTTTACTTCTGGGTCTGGCCATGTAACTAGGATAGCAGGAAGTGCTGGTACTAAGGCAGCCAGGAAGACTGTACAAAAAGCCAGGAAGGCACCAAGCAGTAATCAAAAGAAATTCGCCCACCTTACAGGGAAGACTAATAATACTGGAGTATTTGGTGGTGCTATTCAAACCAAAGATGGATCGATAATGGGTGAGACTGTCGGTGGTGCACTGAAGCGTGGAGCCAAGGGGCTAGTCAATATGTTTAGGGGAGGTAACTAATGGACAAGCTATCATCAACTGCTTGGCAGAGGAATGTATTGGGCAAGGCGTTGGGTGGATATACTTCAGGTGCCACTAAAAGTTTAAAGAAGATCACTGGCAGTAAGAATATTAAAACCGGTGATGTAATAAGATCAAGCGGTAAAGGATCAACAACAAGTGAGACCATTCCTGGGATAGGAACTCTTAAGACTAAGAAGAAGAAGACACCAAAAGATATGGCATCATCTATAAAAGTAAGCGTTGCTCGTAAGAGAATGAGAAATAAACCTACAAAGAAGAGTGGAAGCTTTGCATTCATCTCTGACAAATTAAGATAAGGACACATATGAAAAGTACAGTAACATCCAAATTAACACAGCTCATCCATGATGAGGCTATGAAGCAACTCGCAGAGAATTATCACGAGCTACTTGGCAAGCTTATTAAGATTGATGTTGATCATGTCGAAGAGGATCTCTCTTATGCAGTTGGAGCAGCCTACTTCATGGTCGGCGGTCGCGTTATATTCGCTCCGGTTATTTATCGTGATGGTCAAGTAGATTCTATCTCTTACATAGGTGATACAGAGAATGAAACACTGTATGGACTTACCAAGAAGATGTATAAGAGAATCATCAGTTCTACTAAACTTGAGTTTGGTAAAGCTCTCGATAAGAAAGAGCACGACAGACTTCTCATTGATAAGGGGATCATCGGTAGACTCTTTGCTACACCACAGACCATCTCTCCAAAGGTTGCTGGTGATGATGACTATCAAGACAATATCATTATTGATATGCTGAACTCACCCGTATTTTCATCTGCCTTCGAGAAGCTTGCATCGATGCCAGAGTATAGAGTCATTCTAGATAAGGTGTACTCACCAAGAGTATTCGAGAAGCTAGCATCTGTATTGCATATGGAAAAGGTTGCGAGTGCTGAATACAATGCAGACGGGGAGATGGTGTTCACTAAGATGGCAGATCTTGCCGGTCTTCAACAGAAAAAGAGAACAGAGGCAGCCTTAGCTATTGCTAAAGATGGCTTCTATAAGGTAGCATCAGTAGCAAGAAAAAAGTCAGCAACACTTACTCTTCCTAAGCTTGGTGATATGATCATGAAGACAAAGTCTACTCTTGAGGTATTGACCGAGCCTGGTATATACAACGCACTCACAAAGAGTTTGGACATAGTTCCTGTTGTTGTAGCCAATACAGGTTCATCAGGTGTTACTCGCTTGTATTACCAAGACAATACTGTCACCGTAAGAGAGGGTAGGCAGGTAGGCAAGCGTAGATCATGGGATACTTCAACAGAGGTACAAAAAGAGTATCTTGGTATGCCGGCAGGTGCAATGAATGATGATCCAAGATCACACATCATTGGTGTATTTGGTGGAGAAAGTGATCCTAAGGTAGCAGACAAGATAGTTCTTATCAGTTCAAAGGATGAACTCACTATATATGACATATCATCATTGACTCGTGTTGGTGACAATATCGTCCTTCAAGCATGGAATGGCGGCGATGGGGACAGAGAGATTATTGTTGGTGAGGACTTTTCTTACACCACAAATGACAATGTTACCTACATACATCCCAATCATGTACTCTTTGTCGGTAAGAAGAATCACGGGCTTTCTCATAGTGGTGAAAAAAATAAGCCTAATGCATTGGCAACGCTTCTGAATACTTCCGACCTCAATCAGACATTCATCAAGACAGCATCACACGAGATCACATATTCTGCCGGCGCATACTTCTATGGTGATAATCGCATGTCAAGAGAGGGTGTTACTTGGGAAATGCAAGAGGAAGGTTTTGATGATGAATCAATCAGAGACATTATCAAGACGGCTCAGGCTTCTCCTGATATGGCTGTTGGTTTCAATGAGATCAGTCAGACACTAAAGGCTATACTTGGTGAACTTACAGAGACAAGATACTCCATCAAAGACTTGAAAGATGCCATGACTGGTCAAGCACAAGGTGGCGAACCGGCACCAGAGGGTCAAGCTCCGGCTGCTGGCGGTGGAGAAGAATTGCCACCAGAGGACGAACAAGCATTGACTGATGAGATCATGCAAGTGGCTCAGTCTGTTGGCGCAGATGGCGCAGCAGTGATACAAGCAGGTAAGGCTCAAGGACTCTCGATGCCTGAGATTGCAGGTCGTATCAATGAGGAAGTCGCTCAGGTTCAAGCATCACAGGGTGGAGGAGAAGGACAACCTCCAGCTGAAGGGCAACCTCAAGGTGAGGGATCTCCTATGGAGCAAGATATGGCAGCACAGCCTCAACAACCTCAACAGCCAGGTCAACCTCAACAGCCAGGTCAAGCTCCAGAAGCAGGGCAGGGTGTAGACGAGAAGAGTATGCAGGATCTACAGAGAGAGGGATACAATCCTAATATGACTCCAGAGATGTTGGATCAGTTGCAGCAGATAGCAGACAAAGATGTATTGAATGCATCTATCATCTCATATCTTGTAGACACTCCTGATGCCAAAGCAGTCACATCACAGTACATAGAAGATATGACTCGTGGAGTTAATGGTCTTGCTAGAACACTTCTTCTTGTTGAGGTTCAAAAGTCAAACTTCGTGGATCAAATAGGAGACAAGCAGCTTACTAAGTTCCTATCGAGAGGTAAGACTCTTTTGAATCGTATGACCGACTTCGTAATAGATGTATCTATTATAGAGTAATCTCAATGTTGAATTTGTCTATTTATGACGAAGAGTTCAATATCACTGGGACCATCAAGGACGACAGCTTGTTCGAGGTGGCTTTGGAGATAAGTGGCTTTAAAAATGGCGGAGTTACAGCTCTGTCCCCATTAGCAGAACAAGTAATGTACATTTACGAAAGAAATGTGCGTAGAAATTTCGTGGAGCTCATGCTGTTTGTTGGCGCACGTCCTGGATTGATTGCTGAGGCAGCAGGAATGAAGGAAGAAGTTATCACTCTATACACATCGTTATTCTTTGATAATACCCTGATCGTTGGCCAACTTGGCAAGACAGAGTATTATGAGGGAATATTTGAAATACACAGAGAAGGGACAGTAGAATATGATAGAGGTGCCATGTTTAGAGAGGCGCACCTTGCTGGTCCAGAGGTTATCCTCCAGCAATTTAATATTGAATTGGACAATTACGATCTAATCGCTTATAAGGACCAAGTATCGAAATATGCTACATGGACACACAGGCGTGCTGCCAGAGGAGACATAGATATTGAAGAGTATGGACCTATTGCGAAAGCAGCAGATGGTATAATAGCAACAATAGACAAAGCCACGAGAAAAGATGATGATGTCAAAAAGAGTGACCTTGAAGGTCTTACAGAAGTGCTTGGTCAGATGTATGAGGCAGGGCTTGGAATTAGTGACAAGAGTGTGCGAACTTACGATACAACAACAGAAGAGGTGATCGAGGTACCGGTACTCGAAGCACCAAAAGAAAAAAATGAAGAAAAGGAAGACTAATGAGCTCTACATTTAGTGGGAAATTATACGACAGAAGATTTATGGGGAAGTACAATAACCTCAGTAGTGTGTATGCAGACATTCTGCCAAATGATATCAAAGAGGTTATACAGTGGTCAGAATTTATTACTGCCAATGTTCCTTTGGTTGCGAGTGCCTTGGATAAAATGTCCTCTGTGGCAATTACCTCGCTACAATACATGACTGATGACTTAAGTGAGATGTCCGTAACAGACTCACGATCGTGGAAAAACATACTCGAAGAGAAGATGAATATAGTAGAGACACTACAAGAGTCTGGATATAACTACCTACTTGGAGGAAATGTCTTTATTTCTGTATTTTTCCCTATACATAGGACAGCTACATGTACGAAGTGTCAAGCCGGATTAGCTAGAGGTGACTTTACTCCAGCAAACAAGTTAAAGCCTGTTATGGAAGAGCCAAGTTTCTTCAAGGATAGTAAAGGCAAGAAGCAGAAGAAAGGCAAGGAGAGCAGCAAGAGAGAGGTTCTCGTCTTTAAAGGACAGTGCCCCAAATGTAACTCTCTATCCCTGTTCACTCTTAAGGATATAGAGGTTAACAACCTAGAGGGTATTCATGTGGTAACTTGGCCGGTAATGAGTATGAATTTTATCAGTGACAACATTACTGGTCGAACGACATACTACTATCGTATGCCAAATTCAGATAGAAAGATGATCACTGAAGGGTTCTTAGATACAATATTTTATAAGCCACTAGACATTATGGAGGCTGCCGTCAAGGGTACAACGGTACAATTTGATGATGGTCGAGTGCTACACTTGAAAAGAAAGAAAATGTCTGGTACAAATACAGGCTGGGGGATGCCTATCCTCACTTCTGCTATACCAGAGATGATTTCTTTATTGCTTCTACGTAAATCACAAGAGCGTATATTGTCTGACATGATCTTCCCATTAAGGGGAATTACTCCAAGAGCGACAGGATCAGACGGTAATGCAATATATAACTACATGTCAGGGTCTGATGTTACAAAGAAGGTAGAGGCCATCCTCACCGCACACAAGAACAATCCTACGTCAGTCAAATTCTTCCCGATGCCAGTAGACGCACTTACTGCCTTTGGAGAAGGTAAAGCATTAAACCTATCAGCCGAGATTGATCAAATATCTACAATGATAATGTCAGCAATAGGTGTTCCTATAGAGTTTGTTAAAGGGGGATTAGGCTACACGGCTGCTGGTGCATCAATTCGTATTCTTGAAAATCAACTTATGGGCTTAACGAGATCGATGGAGAAGATTGTAAATTATGTTGCGCATCAGATCTCAACCTTTAGGAACAAGAAGATGGTACATGTGAAGATTACACCATTTCGTATCATCGATGATATTGCAGAGAAGCAGATACTACTCAGTCTTTACCAGCAACAAAAGCTTTCGGATCATACTATGGCATCTATGTTCAAGTTGGATGCAAAGATGGAGAACGACAAGATGGAAGAAGAGCGAAAGATTGGTGTTCGATCACAGTTCGATCTACAAGAGTTCCAGCAGGGTATCGCACAAAACCTCGAAGAGAAAGCGCGAACAGAAGCAATGTTGGCACAAAGCTCTACTCAGCAAGTCAATCAACAGGCGATCATGCAAGAAGCAGACCAGATGGCAGCACAGTTACAGCAAATGCAGCCAGGGCAGCGTAAGTCAGAAATGGATAGGTTACAAAAAGACAACTGGCTTCTATATGTCGCTACTAAAGAGCGCATGGAATTCAATGGTCGCAAGGATGCTACTGCTGCGGCAGAGCAGCAAGCACAACAGGCACAACAGCCACAATAGTAATACTGTAAGGAGAGATAATGAATATCAAGGATAATTTTCTAGAGGTTATGTCTTCCGCCACAGGGTTTCTAAGCAAGCACCTTGTTGCTAAGTGCAAGTCATGCCTAGATCACAAAAAGAGTGGAGCTTCAATTTCTGGTAAATACATTATATACCCTAAAGGCAATACTCCTGTCGAAACCCATTGTGATATGGAGACAAACGGGGGTGGGTGGACGCTTCTAACTCCTGAAATTGCAAAGATTGTAGGAGTAGATGTTACCTGGGAAAACCCTGGCGCTAATCGCCGAACAATTCAGGGTAGAGGATCAAAGAGAGACTGTGGTGATTTCGTAAACTATTCACTTAAAGTGTATGACATTGTGCCAAAGTGGTCTGAAATCAGAATGGATCTTCATAAGCAATCCAGAGGGGTACAACAATGCTCACGATTTAGAGATATTGATGATCATATTGAAGTGCCAGGACAGGCACATTATAAGATAGAGACTGATGGAACAGAGACTCCATACGGATTATGTCAATGGGGTGATGGATTGTGGGCATACAGCTCGAACACAAGCTATGGTAGACACAAAGAGTGGAGAATGTACTCCCCAAGAATGAGTAGAGACAGGAATCATATGTATTATACTATGGTGTGTGCTCCCACATGGGAATCATACTACTTTTATCAAGCCGATATGTGGGTGAGATAATTCATAAATAAGGATTTAGCATGACAGCAATAGAAAAGACACTAATAGGACTAGGAAGTAGAGTAAACTTCCTCTCAAGGCACTTGTTTGGATCATATATTAACGCCGAAATGGTGAGCGGTGCGATCAGAAGATGTTCAAGCTTTGGATACTCTGGATACACTCAAAATGCAAGAGACATGATTCATTGGCAAATGTATTCCATGGAAGAAAATAGGTTACTTCAGTCAGTCACTGTTTCCTCGCTAAATGAGAGTGATACGCCTCTTCCGGGATGGAACTATTTTGTGACACAAATTATGGGGCTAATCAAGATAGAAAAAGCAGGGGCATGTGAAATAAATGTATCTGGTGATGATGATGTCCACTTTTTCTGTAATGGAGAGACAACTCGAAGAGGGACAAAGACATTTTACTTTGATGCTCCTGGCTACTATGACTTTACTCTGTTCCATCAAGACTCTTCTGGGGCAGAGAATTACATGGTTCGATATAGACATAGCGCGGACGAGGATTGGCAGCAGTTTGGTCCCGGCAAGCTTTTCCATTATGCAGGGAAAATGAGAGCTGGATTACTTGGAATCAGAACATCAACTCAGACCACCTATCCTCCAGCAGATAAAACAGATTATGAAGCGTACATGAGAAATCACGAGTATGCAAGACAAGTATCTAATTTTATATACTACGACAACTACGCATATCGTTTTAGAGACCGTGGTAACTATTGGGGTTATATTTTTGAAGGATATATTCGCTTCCCCATATCAGGGGAGTGGGAGATCGGTACTTATTCTGACAACTGGATGGATATTACTATCGGCAACAAGCATTTAACAGAGACTAGACCACCAGCATGGGACAGAATTATAAGGCCTACTGCAGAAACAATTATGGTTTCTGGGGGGAGACTAATGCCAATCAAGGTAATGATGGGAGAGATAACAGGTGGTGAGATATTCCTGTTTGCAATTCGCAGGAAAGGCACCACTGCTTGGATTACTGATTTGACTGGTCTAGTGTATCATGATGAGGAAAGTTATAGCGGAAGAATGATTTAATGTGGATAGTTAATGCCACAACCCCTTATTCTAAAATAGGTTTTTGTGGGAAGCACCTCTTGGAGACAGATGTACTCAACTGGTTCATTATAGAGGATGGAGAAATCAATCAATCATTAGTGCACCAGACGCCAAACATTACTCCAATTAAGTCTGGGGACTCTCTAACATGGGGAACAGATGATTGGGCGGCTGACTCCAACC